GGTCTTCAGATCGTCCAAGCAGATGCAAGGGGTCTGATAGCTCTTCGTCTGGAGGTTCCAAGTGCGGATCGTCTGCCCAAAGGAGAGATCAGCGGGTGCAGGAACGCAACCATTTGAAGAAGTGCCGTTGGAAGTTCCAACATCACTCCAGCTATTTTCAAACGAGCCAGAGAGGACACGCTCAACTGTGATTTCGGAAAGTGTTACGCCCATTCCCTGTGGGAATTTGCCAACACGGACTAGACGACCCCAAGGGCCGTCAACAGAATAACGTTCGTGAACATCAACGGAGAATCTGTTCGTCTCACGTTGAAATAAATCGTTCACTGTGGAGCAGGTTATCGCCATTTTAGTAAAAAATTATTGGTTTGGTTTAGTGATGAAATATAAGTGCAAAGCACAAACATCTCTTTGTTTTTGGATCGGGCTAGTCTCCATAATTAACGCCCAATTTTTGAGTGGTGGCTATCCTCTCGCCAGTATGACTGGGTTCAGCTAACTTGGCTTTTACATCTAGCTCAATGTATATGTCAACAGGAAAAATACTTTTTTCTCAATGATTTAGAAATTTCGCTTGTTAAAATCCCGCTATTTTTCAGCAATTGATATTCTTGTCTGTAAAAAAATTGGTTAATTGCATTCAATTGCCTTTTATCTATTGGATATGATGGATGCAAATTTCCAACTATAAATTGAATATTTACAAACCTTCTAGCCATTTTTCTTGCCTCCCATCCCTCTTTAGATGGTGCAGTTAATACAGAATACGCATTTCCAGAGTATTTTGATTCAATCTTCTTTTTATGTTTATCTGTAAGCATTGAATATAAAACTTCAATTGTGCATCCTCTTCTTTTGGTTTTTTGTCTTTTAGTCGCTCTCTCTATGGCATGAAGTGCTTCATGGCAGTCTCTACACAATACTTGCAAGTCATCCAGCAACTCTTGGCCTCCAACGCGATCATAGGTAATATGGTGAACATCATTTCCATAATCACCGCACTTCCCACAAACTTCACCATAATGCTCTATTGCATTAGCCCTTATTGACTTCCACAACGGAGATTTTAAATATTCTCTGTGTTCTATCTGGCGGATCGTCAAATGATCTCTCATTTTTCAATCAATTATTTCATTTTCCAACATTTCCTTCAGATTCTCGCAATTCTCTATGGTAATAAGAGGGGCTGTCCACCTAACAATCTTCCAGCCTAACTTTGTAGCCTCCCAATATTTCTCTGCATCTTTAAGGAATCCACCACCCCTAGAATGCCTCCCCCCCCAAGCCCCTCCCTCAATCTCTATGAGAGTGCGGCTCTCGTGATGCACATAGTCTGCTCTCCACTTCCTCGTAGGATGGAACCGATACTCTGTCTCCAGAATCGGCCCCTTTACGCTTGCCCAAAGCAGATCGAACTTTCTTTCGAGACTGCTTGGCACTCTTGGCTTTGGCAAAGAAGTTTTCTTTGCAGAGCCGTTCCGTGATTTCCTTTTTGGCTTTTCTGGATTGTTTTGCATGGAATATTAATACATTGATAGCGTTGGAGATTGCTAGGTCTATTGCCGGTTGAGTTCCCGGCAATGGCTTTTCCTTTGTTTCATGAGGACTTCCCTCACAGGGGACACCCGCCGCAGGATCTCCCTGCGTACCATTCGGAGATAAGCCATCGTTGAACAATACACCCAACTTATCTGGATGATATATGACAGCGAGAGGATTAACGCAAGAGGCATCCACCTTATCACGCCTCCATGCTTTGGTTGGAACCCAGTCATGCTGAATAAGAGGGGTTCTGGAAAATAAAGGAAGAATATGTTTTGCACTAGCAATGTCCCAAGCAAGACGCTCGTTGTTAAACAAGGATGGTGCAAGCCTATGGAGATCCCAGTGATACACGGCAATACCACTCATGTGATCAATCCCATTTGGCACGATGCCAGCAATACCTACAAAATCCCCCATAAAAGGCTGTCCACAAGCATTGTATGCAGATTCAATAGAATCCAACCATCCAGATTTAAGAGGAATTGCATCTGGCTCCATGAAAAGGAATGGCTCCTGTAGGTTGTCGGCGGCATGACGAGCTATGTTCTCAAACGCCATGTTGCATGAAATAGGCCATCCAGTCTGTGTGTGGTGGCATGGCCTAACATCCACCGATCCAAAGCACTCTTGCAATGGCCCTATCACGCCATCTGTAGTAGCATGATGGGCTGGAAGCAGAATGATCTTATGGTTTGGATAAGGCCCAAGTTTCTTCACATGAGCCGCCCAACGCTCCATAAGCGGCTTATCTGCTCCGTAGTAAGAGATTGCAACTATCATTTCAGTAGGATGCTTTTACATCCATGCCTAAATCATGTCAAGCAAAAGGACTCTGTAATTGTGCCCCTGTGGAAGTATTGTAAATCGGCGTGTTGTTGGTTGATGCGTAGGGCCAATAAGAAGTAGGAACTAACGACATAGATGTTGGCAATGTGTATCCATATCCAGTTCCATATCCAACATCATTTAAAAAACCAGAAATATTTATAGTCTTTCCAAAAAGAGTTAATGGAATCGTTAGGTCATAGTCCACAGATGGTGTATTAAGTGAAGAAAATGAAAAATCAAAATTTGAATAGTTTCTTTCAAGTGGAACATCTATGATATTGTCCCCTCCACTTATTTCGCAAATTACAAATGGGTAATATGATCCATTATAATATGTAATATGGTTAAAACTAAATAATATTCTGGAATTAATATTAACCTCAACCGAAGATCCATTTACTGAATAATTTATTTGATATGCGTTATTTATATATTCAGAATAAATTCCAGAACAAACAAGTTTTCTTTCTCTTGTTATTGTTAATGGGCTTCCATCAATTTCAAGTTTATATCCACTGGTATTTATTTCAGATATACTTATTGATGCAGTAACTTCATACACAGAAGAATTTGCTGATGAATCTACTGAAAATGTGCCTTGGTTCCAGTTAGGAACCCAATAAAAATATAGCAATTCATCGTATGTGAGTCCTATTGGATAGTATGTTCCAATTCCAACGCCCGAAGAACCTACTTCCGTTATAACGCAAGTGGGAAGCCTTTTGGTGGAAATCACCCTGTCTGACATATACTATGCGTCTGGGATTGGGTCTTCGCCAACTACAACCATTGTTCCCGGTGAGCCATTGACACAAACGCTTATTGTTTGAGTCTGTGCTTGATCCTGCATCAATCCTGCATTTCCGCTTGTTATTGGGGATGTTGTCCAAATTGGTGCAAATGATCCAGAAACGCTAATTCCTTGCGAAAAATTTGGCCTTGGAGATGGTAGCCTACCGAATCCAACTTTATCTGGTATAGGAATACTCATTTCAATAGAACAAATTGTTTTGTTACCCTCCAAATGTTTGCTTTCCAGTAATCAACTTCATACGATACTTGTTGATATGATCCAGCCAATGCAAGGTAATCATCTGCGGAAATAGTAGTTGCTGGTATTATATAACGCTCATACCAGTCGCCATAATATGGATCTGCCGTTAATTCAATACTTGGATGCAAGTCGGGATTTGTCAAACAATCTGGAACATTAACATGAATAAAATATCCATCATAATAAACATTTACTGTCACTGGATCAAATAATGTGTCAGCTGGCTCTGATGGTTGTCCATACTGGAAAGTTGTTTCATGCCTCCAAGTAGTTATATAGCTTCTTTTTGCTACCATATTTGGCAACCAATATGCGTGAATTGCACCTCCGTCATTTGGCAACCTATTGTAGCTACCTCCAAAACTAAACAAAAGATTTGGATTTGCGTATGTTTGAGCTTTGTATTCAACACGAGGCTCTGGAAGAGCAGAAATCTTTGATTGAATGCGGATTGTTTGATAGGCATTTACTGGCTCATCCTTGTAGTAAATCAGACCATCCGGGGGATCAACTGGTGATGTCCCTTGTGGAATGATCTCCTTTGTTGTGTGGACTACAAGCCCAAGGTCTTCGTCGTATTGATACGAATTAAGCGTTTGAGTGCTATCATATACTAATTTTGATAGCTTTGATTTAGAGCTATCAACTGGGTCTAGTTGGGCACTGATCGTATTCTCGTCTGGAGTAAATGTTGAATCTGGTGCAACAATTCCCTGCACTAGATTAGCGACACCAAACTCTTGTAGCGACAAGCCAGCAAGAGTGGGGCCGGGAATGCTCTCATAAACCCTTTGAACAACCACATAGCGAGAGCGGAGCTTGTTATCCTCTCCAAGCTCTGCCATTTCCTGTTTAACAATCCTAGCAGTTCCTCCAAAAACAGGGTCGACTTGCCCAAGTGCTACTGAATCATATTCGGATCTAGGAACGATGTATTGGCGGGTATAGATTGGATACGATGGATTCTCCGAGCTATATGTGATGCCATAGTTCCAAGGATCTTGGGATGCCAGAGTACGGTCATTCGCATAGGTGTTATACACATACTCACTATCTGCTGTTGGTGCTTGGTGGACTAGATAAAGCGTGGAGGGCCATTTATTCGCATCCCTGCCAGTGTAGGTTACTGATCCATCTAGTGGCTTTGGGTTATATGGCCCCTTGTTGGTGCTTTCCTTGACCACCAATATGATGTGCCCAGATTTTGTATAAAAGTCTGGAACACTTGGAGTTGGGTAGTTTGGAACCCCAATCTCCAAAGGAGGCTGTGGGAATACTGGTTGCTTGGAAGTTGCCATAAAGCGTCAGTATTAAATATCCACTACTCGCTAGTCAACTCTTCTTCTACCTTTGCTTCAGACCTTTGCTCTTGCATCCGTTGAGCAAGTTCTTTTGGTGAGAGCTTCATAACTTGCCCTTTAAGACCACCAGCTTCCCTCACCTCTCTCAAAAACTTGTTAGTGCCAATCTTCTTGCCAAGTATGATATTGCGTTGAAATGCCTCTGCTTTACGCTCGTCGGACATACGCAGATATGAAGGAGAGGATACAAGACGCTCCATGAGCCTTCTGCGTTCCTGCCCCACCTTCTGTGCATAGGAGGTATATTCATCTGGAGTGAGTCCGTATGTGGTATTTTTGAGCGTGAACTTCTTTTGAGGAACTGGAGGGATGATTTCCTTGTTTCCTGTGGTGTGGAACAGATGAAGCATTTCCAAAGACACAGGATCATTTGGAATAGACCTAGACTTGGACATATCTAGGAAGTTATAGAAGATGGGATTAGCCCCCTCTGGCGTTTGTTTGATTGGCCTTCCCCAGAAATCCAGCTTCAACGGAACATCTTTCATTGCACCAGCAAAACCAAATCTATCACGGATTGTGTTTTCTAGTGATTTGTAAAGGCTATCGTCCTTGGCATCTGGCATATATTCACGAGTTGCCCTACTGATTGCCGATAGTGTTCCCGGCAATACTGCGGAGCTTGCAGAAGAGAAAACTCCCTTCATCCACTGATCTCCCTCGCCTCTAGTAAGGGAAGTTAAAAGATCGTTTGTTCCTTTGAGAAATGTCTGGTTTAGAGCAAATGCCAATGTTTTTGGAAGAACGGCAGTAGCTTCATTAAACAATTTTGAATCAAGTGATTGCTTTCCTTCCATGAGGGTTGTTTGCTCTTTCATCTTTTGGCGAAGTGCAGATGTTACCAATATACCACCAAGAAGACCCAGCTTATCAGCCCTAACAATCTTGTCCCCCTCTTGTGGCGACCCGCTTTCTCCACGGAGAAGTCGTTCAATGCCAGTAAGGTTAATTGAAGATTCTGGCATGGTTGCGTAACCAAGCTCCTTTTCCTTGCTCCTTGGATCTGCTGGAGGAGTTAGAACTCCATTCTTTACCAAATATGCCGCACCCAATGAAGTAGCCGCACCAATTGCAGATTTCGCTAAAAGCTGTTGGCCCTCCTTAACTTTGCCATTTTTAATTGAATGCAATCCACGACCAAGTGCATAGGGCCAAATGGTGTATTCCATAAGCTCACTGATAACATTCAGAGGAGTTTTGACATAAGGAATGGTTGCCCTTGTCAAAAGATTCACTACAGGAACCTTGTCCAAAGAGTTGAGTGTGTTGCTAATCTTTTCAGCAACCACATTATCCTGCTCAAACACAGATTTCTTCACATCCGATCTGTATGAAGAAAGCAGTTTTCTTTGTATGCTTGCCACATCAGATGTATCTTTTCCAACTTTCTTTGCATATTCACGGATTCCCTTCTCTGGCAAATCAAGGAACTTCTCGTATTCAAGTCCTTTAAGCCCGATCTGCCTAGCAATGCTAGAAGCAGTCATTCTCTTTGCGGCAGTCCTAAACGGAGCATCACCAGCGGCTAGAAGGTCAAACATGATGTTGGCAGGAAGCCCAAACATTCCTTCTGCCAAGTCAGCCGCCCTCTGCTTTAGGGAGTATGATCCCTCATAAAGCCTGTCATCCTTGCTTTGAGCCAACCGCTTTAATGCAGATAATGGGCTTAACTTCTGCTTGATCTCTGCCTTGTTTGCTGTTTCCCCAATGTCAAGAGGGGCACGAACAATCGACTTTCCAATATCGGCAACCATCTTTGGTGCGTGTGCCGCAAGAGTTTTGAAGTATTCTGCAATCTCTTTTGGCCCATAAACAAACTCACGCCTCTTCCCGGTAAGGAGTGCCCTGGCCGCATCCATTCCAGAAGCAGTGAGCATGGAAGGCACATCAAGAACTGTCCTCAAGGCGTTTGCCTGTATGTTTGTGGCAATCGAAATAGGAGTGAGGAGATTTCCTTTAATGAGGGTTGGGTAAACATCCTGCGTTAAAGACTTCGGCATGATGCTGTCCACATAGCCAAACAGCTTGTTTTGGGCCTTCAGTGCCTCGCCACCAGCTTTCTTCATCTCCTTGAGTGTCTGCCTATACTCTATCTTTGTTCCTGCGTTCTGGGCCTTGTTTGCCAAATCCTCATGGAGTTTCTTTTTAGCTAGGAAATCATTGGAAAGATCACCCACCTTTTGCATGGTTGTGTCTTTAATAACAACCCCTGCCTTTTCACCCATCTTCTGGACAAGTCTCTGGAATCCTGCCGGGGTTGCTTTGTAAAGGAACTGAACACTCCTCAACACACTTGCGGCATCACTGGCTGTCTTGGCAATTAGGTTGATAATTCTACCAGCACCAGATTCATCTCCAGCCGCTAATCTCTCGTTAAAGAACCTTGATCCAAGTCGAACACGGAGTTTGGAGAGGTTTTCATTCTCTCCAATGGATGTCATTGCCTTGTTAAATGTAGTTTCAAGATGCTCTGATGGAACTGACTCCACCCAAGAATCTGCATCCTCATCTGGCAATACCTTTCTTTTAACAAGATCGTCTGCCTCAATTTGGTATTTAAGCTCTGGAGAAGTTTCCTTGTCGCCAGCAATCCTTTCTGACACCCCACGCATAACTGTTGGGCCAGATCCAGCAGGGGGAGGAACAACTTCCTCGTATGGCTTTTCCGTAGTTGGAGGAACCTCACCAGCTTTCGTCTCTGGAAAATCATCCTTCTTCGTCTCATTGCTGTGCATCTTATCACCAAAGGTGAATGGCTCCTCTTGTGCCTGTCCAGATGCTCTGGCAATTTCTGCCCCGGCTTCCCTTGTGGTGGTCGTGCGTGTTCCGTCTGGTAGCGTTACGGCATATCCAAACTCTTCAGTGTTGCGGGACTCTGGAGTTTGCTTTGCATCAATCTCCTCTTGCGTGATGGCTCCAGAATCCTTTGCCTTCTGCATGGCATCCAAATGGCTACTACCCTCGTATGTTTTGCCATCTGGAGCGAGATATGCGGCGGCGGCTATTCTAGCCATTGGTTCAGCTTCTTGTTTAGAAGCAGTCTCTAATGCAGACTTTTCCTCTATTGCCTTATCTGTCAGTTGAGTAGCCGCAACCTTGGCAGTCTCTGGCCCAACTTCCTTGGCAATCCTTCTGGCTCCCATTCCAGACAATGCCGCCCCAATAAGAGCAGATTCTCCCACGCTTTCTGGCGTGATGGGAGCAACTTCCTCCTCGCTTCCAGTGGCAGTCTGTATTCCCTTCTCAACTCCATAGCGGATAGGCTCAAACGCCGCACCACCAGCCGCACCACCAGCAACTCTCTTTAGTGCCTCCTTGCCTGTTAGTTTTGCAAGTTCTGCAACTGACTTAACGCCCATTGGCAACATCGTGGCAATGCCAGTAGTTTGTGCTAGTTCTGGCTGTGCTTGCTGTGCTTCTTCAATATCCTTATCAACGCCAATAGCACTCTCAATCAGCTTTGCGGCTTTCCCTCCAACATACGACCCACCAGCAAATGCCGCCATCTCAAGTCCAGCGGCAAGTGGAACTGCAAGTCCACCAGTTCCAGCAGTTAGGGCGGCGGCGGCAGGGGCCGCTAAAGCGGCGGCAATAGTTCCTCCTGCAAGCCCTGCTCCAGTTTCAGCAACAGCAGATCCAGCTACTTTAGCCGCCTCTGTTGGCCTCTCCTTCACTCCAGATACAAGCCTCTCAACATAGCCTTTGGGGGGTTGAACCCCTCCAGCCGTTACTTCCTCTTGGTTCCCCGGAGGGACTTGGCCTCGTAGCCCTTGCCCATCTTTGCTCCCTTCTTGGGTTCCTTGCCCTTCTGTTTTGGCATCTTCTTCACTTGTTATTTCACCTCCTTTTACTTGCCCACTGGTGTCGATGTTCCCGACACGCTCTTTGGGCCTCGTAAGCTCTGGCAATCGCACTTCACCGGGCTGTAGCCCTGCTTCAGCGGCAGATCGCTTTTGTTCGTCGCTTTTGCGTTGTTCATCGTTGTCCAATTCGGCTTGTGACTGATCTTGGTTGGCATTGTATTCACCTCCTTGTGTTGTTAAATGTTCTGATATTTCATCCAAGGAATAATTGGCTTTTTCTGCTCCTTGAAAATCAAAATTTGGATATTCAGATGAAAGATATGATTTGATTTCATCTTCACTATATCCAGCCTTTCTTGCTGAATTTACATCAAAAGCCATATCTATTTCCTAAATGATGAAAGCGGTGGCCTTTTATTTACATTGCTTTGTTCTTCGCCGGGGTATGGGAATGTTATTGCGGCCTCCTCTGCACTAGCATTTTGTTGAACTTGATATGACCTTCTAGCCGCATCAATCTTTTGCTTTGTATTTTCAAACGAAACCATTGGTTCACCTTCAGCAGTTGTGGTGATGGAAGAAGGCTCCATGCTTGCACCAAGTTGTTTTGCGGCGGCTTGCTGATCGGCAATAGCCTGTTGCCTCCTTTGTTCTTGGATTGCATTGAAATGAGGAACACCAATTTCAGCCAACTTAATCATATCTGGCCTTCCATTCTCATCCAATGCCTCAACAGGGAACGCATCGTATCCATACCTTTTTGCACTGGTAACTGCCCCTTTTGCATAGTTCTCATGCTCTAGCTTTTTTTGCTCCATCACTTTTTGAGCAATTCCGCTAATGTTCTGATTGGGATGATAAAGCAATTTGTGATTTGCGTCCTCTAGTGCCTTGTATCCATCTTGGTATCCACGAAGGTCTTGAGTGTCTAGCTTTGAAAGAGCAGATGTGAAATCAATTAATTGACTTTGTGCATTAACTTCGTCTTGATCAGTTTCAAGTTTGTGAGCCGCCATTTGTGTGTCCACAAGTTTTCTCTTCATTGCAAGAAGTGCCGCATTCTTCTGGTTTTCAACCATAAGACGAGCTTGCTTCCTAGCTTCAGTCTCTGAAAGACCAGCCGATCTTGCCTCATAAAAGCTATCATTATATAGCTTTTCTTGTGATGCCCTGTTCTTTTGCTCTGCCACTACATCTGGATAAACAAATGGCTTTTCTTGCGGGACTTCAGCCTGTTGTGGCTGTTGCCCGGATTCAGCAAGAGCGGCCTTCTTCCGCTCATAATATGATGTGAATGGGGATAATTGAGCCATATTAAAGGTAAGAAGAATTGCTCATTGTTCCATATTGCCCACCCATAGCCAATCTTTTTCTACGCTCGTATTCGTCCTGCCTTGATTTCAATGCGTCCATTTTTTGAATCTCAATCTGTGCTGGATCAGATATAGCCTGTTGAGCATTTTGTGTTTGAACACCAGAAATAGCACCAACCTTACCAGCATCACGCTCCCTCGCATATTTATTGTATGCCAAAAGCTCATCTACATTCATGTCTTGAATACGCTTTCCTTTTTTCATTAAATCACTTTCAGAACTAATGCTAGGTTCAGTCATTCCACCAAATTTAGGTGCTGGAGCAATGTAACTCTTAAACCCACTTTTTTCCCAAGGATGAAGTGCTTCTGGTTCTTGGGAATATTTTTTAAATTCACCAGTATATGGCTGTTGAGCAACATAGGGAGTGTAACCAGCTTGTGATTTCTTTATATCAGCAATCCTGCTTTCAATTGATCCAACCATTGGAGAAATTGAAGCAACATCCTTTTTTTGCTCTAATGCTTTTGATCCAAGGTCAGAAACGCTTTTTGTAATAGCACTAACCTCTGGTTGCATTTTTTTTATCTCTCCAAGCTCTCTAACTGATGCAACTTTGCCTTGTCTAGCGGCTTCTTTTGCTTTTGTTAAAAGCAAACCCTCTTCTATGTTTCCAGCAATTCCTTTTGGATCTGAAATATCAAGTTGATATTTAACGCTTTCTGGAACTGAATTAAAACCATGAAACTCTGGATAATTCTTATTTACCCAATCAATCATCACGGCATCATGCTTTTCTGGGTTATTTGGATGTTGTGCTTGTGCTTCAACAAGACCCTCTCTAAATGCGTCAGTTATTTTTTCTTTAGGCAATGCTGATTTTGCAGAAAATCTCTCAAGCGTTCCAACTCCATCTTTTACTTTAATTTTTGGATATACATAAGGAGTCCTATCAGACATCATTCGCTGATTGGCAATCTCTATAACTTTTTTTGTAAATGCCTTGTTATATTCACCCTCGTCTTTAATTCCAAGTTTGTTAATTGAATCAACTGCATCTTGCAATATTTCAGTTGTCGTTGGATCAAGAGGCCTTCCTTCAACAAAAGCTGGCATATCAATCATTGACTGAAATCTATTCAGCCTTTCAGATTGACCCTTCTCAATATTTTTTAATCCTTCTCTTGAGGATTTATTGTATTCTGCAAGCCTATCTTGTTCTTTTGCTTTTGCCTTCGACTCTTCCAACTGCTGTTTAGTTGAAATGTTTTCGTAAAATTGTTGATATGGTGATGGCATATAATTTAATTAATATCTGCGTGTTGGGTTTGCAATATTTAAACCAAGTCTAGACCTCAAATCATCATAAGTTGATGATCCCAGTCCAGCAAGCGTTCCAGATTTTGCCCTTTGCTCCTCTTCTTGCCAATTTAATCTGCGCTCAAATCGTTTTCCGCTTTGATCAACTTCATTATACCCAGCAACATTTGCAGTCGATGAAGATTGACCAAGTTGACCAGTTGTTTTGCTTTCTCCCATTGGCATAAGATCCCTTGGCTTTCCAGATATAAAATCAGCAGTTGATTTTTCTGAAAGTAATTTTTGCCCTCTGGCAGTTTGAGAAAACTGCTGATGATACGCCATATATTCAGCTAAATGACGATTGATATAATCTTTATCTTTAGCAGAAGCACCCTCTGGATTTTGAAATGTTCTTTCATATATTTGGGCAATTTCAGTTCCTGCCAATGGCCCCATTTTTTCAGATTTAGCAAGCACAGAAGTTGCTTTTAATATTTCACCTTGCTCTGGCGTAAGTTTATCAAATTGTTGCATGGTTAATCCCTGCCCTTTTGCAAGTGATGAAACTTCATCATAAGCGGCTTTTAACCCAGCAGAACTAGCCTTACTCCTCTGTGCAGTGTTTTGGGCATCTGGTCTTCCAATAACTTCCTCCGAAGAAAAGAATGGGGCTGGCTGAACTCCTTCAAACCCCATTCCAGTCATTTGTTTTTTCCTTGGCTTTTTATATGCACCAATGAATGGGCTTTGATTGGAGCCTGGGGTGTTTTGGAATCTAAATCCCTGTGGAGCGTCAAATGTGAACATATCAGATTAGATTTTGAATCAATGAAGGCGAGAATGCCTTGGTCTGAATGTCCACTTGATCAGCACTTCCCTCCTCAAACGCAGTAGTCTCCTCATTCAAGCACTGATAAGCCAACTGCCAATAAACTTGTGCCCTCTCCAATTCATTCACATTCTCGTAGTTATAGGCTTGGATTCCATAGCGATAAGCATTCCGATTAGAAGGCAACAGAAGATCATTGTTGCCAGAAAGAACCACATACCCCCTTCTAACAATACAATACATCGTGCGTGTCTCTGGAACTCTTCCAATAATCCTATACCTCTGTGTATCGGCGGTAGAACCAGATGGTAATGCAGATGCTGGGGTTTGTCCCTGTCGGATAATTTGTGTGTCCCCGGCATAGTTTGGTGGAAGAAAGCCCAATCCAGCATCATTAAATGGATACCAATCCCCCATGATCTCAACAATCTCTCCCTGTGGCTGATTTTGAGTGTAATCAACGGCAATCGCTTTTAATACGCTCTCAACACCGGGAACTGTATCAAAGTAATAATTGCCATCAGAATCCTGCCCAACAGAGAAACTCTTGATAAACCGATTGCCCTTCCATTGCCCAGAAGAAATAAACCTCTCATTCACAAAGTTTATTGCAGTAGCCACAGTAGGGTCACTAGAACCCTGCGATGTGAAATAAGGGGCTAAAAGAGTTTTAGCCTGTGCAAATGTTAGGGAAGGCATGATCGTTGTTATTGCTACTCACACCTAACTAACCAGTCAAGGGGTTAGTTATCCTCGTCATCCTCAAATTCAATCTCAATCGTTGGCTCAAACTCACCATCTAAATAAGCCTCAACCATCCCTTTAATGGCAAACTGATTGCCAATAGCCGCATGAAAATACTCCGTCCCACCATTCACCTCCCTAGAAACCATGATAATGCCATGATCAAAATGCTCTCCAGCTATCGCCCTCAACTGCCCCATCACAAATTTAGCCTCGTCGTCTTCTTGGTGGGTAGTTACAGACATACCATCCTATTAAAACCACCATCCCTACTTTGCAAGCATCTTCTCTATCTCTGCCCTATGCTCCCCTATCCCTCCCCAACTCCAATACTGCTTGCAATACACAGGCAAATCACTCGGATGCAACCAAGCAAACTCCTTCCTATGGAACTTGTATGCCCACTGACCCAAAGTATTGAACTCACTGAACTCATGCGTTGGTTGTTTATCCAACCATTCCCACAGCTTGCAACCATGCTTCTCCTCCATCCAAATCCTAAAAGCCTTGTAAATCCACCGAGGGTAGAGAATCGGCAAACGCCTCATATACTCGCCATCACACCTCCACCCCAACGATCTAGCGGAAATCTCAAACCAAGGGCTTTCCACGCCCTCCTCACGCAAAATAACAGGCCTCCCATCCAAAAAGAAATCCTCTGGCCTAGTCTCCTTGTAAAAAATGCAATCACTATCCACATGAAGCACATAATCCCCCCTGCAAAACTCGTCGGCATGGAGCTTGGTCACTTGCTGATCCATGTAGCCAGTCAACTTCTGCTCCACCAAATGCACAGTCTCACTCCCCACAGAAGGCATTTCTCCAATATCCGTGGCAGGAATCGCCACATGGACTCCACCAAATCCCTCACAATACTTCTCAACAGACTTCAAGCTATTCTTCAACCACTCAAAGTCATTGGCATAACTTCTGTAAAATATATCGACTTGCATGGCGTGGAACATATCCACCCAAAAAGAAGAAGTAAAGAGTGTTTACCAATCACTCAATCCATGATAACAATCACGCAATGATCTCCACTCACGACATAAAGATGCAAAAACACTGCGGCTATCGCATAGGCCCACAAAACGGCATCCCGGTTCTCATCCAAGGCTCATGCCGAGCAGTCCCATACCTAAACTACTTTAGTCTCCTAGAATCAAACCCATATTGTGTCTATTTTATAGACCCATTTAACTTCCATTGGGATGATAATGAAAAGCTCGTCAACCTAGACGAATCCCTGTCCCTCCAAGAAAACAACCAATCCATCCTCTCTCTCCTTCCAACAATCAAAATATTCATCCACGAACACTACCAATCATTCGGAATGTTCAACACCTCCCTGTCTTCAGACAAGCACATCTACCAATTCGGCCTATCCCCAGAACTCAACATATCCATCCCAAATTTCAACGACCACTTCATCCTCGTTAAAGACTTCCTCTGCCACGATTGGTTCAAGAAAGAACTAGAAGAACCATCCCTCTCCCCGGCTTGCCTAGCAAGAATCTACACAGAAGGTGATGAGGCTAAAGCCAAATTCATGGCATCATCCCTCCTCTCCTCATTCCCAGAAATCTCCACCCACTTCCACGACAACTTCCTATCCACACGCCTCTTCTGCTCCCATAACCACATCTCCAAAAACTACAGCCTCTTCATCTGGGAACTCCTAGCAGAAAAATTCCTGTCCATCCCAAAAGAAAAAGCCATCACAAATCAAATCCAATCCCTGTCCATCTACGAAAATAGTCAAACCCCACTCACAAATTACGATCTTCTCCTCCGATCCTACAACTGGAACGAACCAGTAGTTGATCTCACCACTTGACACGCCATTCTGCATATCCTAGATTCCCCCAATCCAGCAACAAGATTGTTGGATGGTGTAGCCACACGGACGCTATAGGCGTGAAGGGTAATTCTCCTCCTCTGGTGAAGGTATCATGGGGATGTTCTGAAGCAACACCCGACTCCCCATTAAACTAGATGAGCTGTATCTCGTGGTTCCGTCCCTTGCCAGCCGCTTGCTTGTTTCAATCCACCCAGAGATAAGGCTACAAAGGACATTGATAAGCCGAGGAAACAAACAATCCCAACCCTACCATAAGAAAGTAGGCTCTGGGGAGACTTATGCCTTCATCCAAATTGCACACCGCTAGGTGATAAAAACAACCAATACTTCCAATGCAACACCAATCAGACTCCAAATACCTAAACCACCAAAAACGACTCTACAAAGAAGCAACCCAACTCGCCTCGCAAGGAGCCGAGTTCTCCGACATCGTTGGCCTCCTCTCACCAGAATACGCCCTACACCTCAAAATATTCGTCCAACAACTCCCAGATGAGCTTGCGAATCTGACGATCTATGGCAGAGCAGTGAAACAACAGATCGTTAAGGCAAAGAAGAAGTGAGCGTAACCTTGGGGAATTTTAGGAAAAATTGGGAAGCACTTTTCTCGTGGAGGATACGTCGAGACTTCTACCAGTGGCCCCGGTGCCCGTCCGGGCCGCTCCCAGAAAAAAAGGATTGTTAAATAATTACTAGACTTGGCTAGTGTTTGACGGCTTACTCTACTGAATATGACAAAGGTTATCTGATGTTATCGTCGCAAGTGTTGACAATCAGCGACTTACGGAAACAAGGTTAGTCAATAACATGGAGAGATTGAATATAACTTACGTTAAATCTCTATTGATTGAACTGGTTTCAGTATGTTATCCAGCGACAATGTTAGAAGGTTAACTTGCAAGGATGCACTAGATGAGTCCTGTCCTATTCCAAGGATAGTCTTTGCAACATCACTCGCATCCTTCAGTTTGCGGCTGTGTTCTAGAGCCGTGAGGCCGTCCATCTCTCCCGCTGTCTCTCCTATCCTTTGCAAGGCCGTTGCCATTCCAGTTCTGAATACTTTGGTGGATCTTTGAAGGTGATCCTCTAAAGCGTCTCCCACCGTTGCAGGAGAGTTTCCTTCCGCTAGTGTCCTGGTCTCCCTTTCCGCTTTATTCAATTTCTCCCGCTCTCTCTTTAGTCTTTCGGGGGTCATCCATTTTCCCCGACAAGCCATACTCCTAACGGTTGTCTCTTTTAATCCGTAGTGCCTGGAGGCTTCCGCAAGTGAGGTGGCAAGGGCATAGGCTTTGATGTCCTCGATGGGAACTGACAGTTTCTTTGGCATGGTGGGAATATATGCGGGAGGGGCGATTTTTTGCAACGGGTAACAAAAAAAGCCTCTCACGTTGCCCGCTATCGAATTTGATTGCCCGGAATGGTATGGCGGCAAGGGAGATTTTTGGGCGAAAAGTTTTTTTCAGATTGTGAAAAGATTTTATAGACAAAGGGAATCATTCTGCTATTTTTAATCCATGGCAACCCGCTCCAACACAACACAGAAGCTGACAGAATCAGCCTCGGCGGGTTGTCGCAACGAAAACAGCACAATGAAAAAAACCATGATGAAGATCAAAAAATCAGACGATGTCCCTTGCAATGTGTGTGCGGAATCATCCAGCAGGTACATATACATTGAGCAGATCAATCGGCACATTCCGTATTGCCCAAAACACACCCCAAAATCTTCCACCAAGTAACCACCAACAATAACACAGCACACACAATGAAAAAAGAAACATACAGAGCATCGGCACACACAACGCAGGTTGGAGTTTTTACAAGTGTCACCGCCGCAAAAAAAGCATTGTCACGCAAAGTGATTCTTGAAGTTGGTGGGTTTGGTGCAGATGGTTGGGTTGATCGAATCAACGATGACGGCACTACCACTTGCGTCTGGCAAAGAATTATTTCTGGTGGTGAAATCGGGTGGTGGTGCAACGAATAATCACAACACACAACACACAACACACAACACACAACACAACACACAATGAAAAACATGAACAGAGAAACCTACTACGAGTGGGACGTTGAAACCATAAACCCGGAAACGGGAAACGTCGAAGATCACGACCACCAGACCACCTTTGCAGATTGCCTTCTGTGCATAAACGACGAGAACATGGCGATTGTTTTAGTCAAGACATGGGAGAACTTTAATACTGGAGATGGCGGCAGGGCTTGGGCTTATTTTGACATGGAAACAATGACGTTCCCAGAAGAGTTCGACAACGGGGACAAGGTTCCTAAAAGGTTTCTTTGTGAAGTAAAAAAGGCCACCAAGTAACCACCAACGCACCAACACGAATGACCACAACTTCAGTATCTATCGGAGTCAGAGTGTCTTGGCCCAATTCAACATCCAAGCCGACATATATTTCCGTAAAGAGTTATGTTGATGCCGTCGCATATATTCGCGATTATGTAGGGGCCAAGGATGGGATACGAATTCCGGGAACGCAAACTTACGAACTGAAGGATGCCGTAAGGAATTATATTGTCGCTTTTGCAATCATCAAAGATGTTCAAACCATAACCCACAGTTCAACAGAAATGATTTTTTAGTCCACCAACAACAACACGGCACACACAATGAAAAACACACTAACTATAAATCAGATATCACACGCATTACAGCTTGACGAATACGCCGGATGGTCATGGGAAGGATCAAAGGCTCTCGCCGAATACCTCGACCAAATCGACCAAGAGACAGGGGAAGATACTGAATTGGATATCGTGGCGATCCGTTGCGATTGGTCAGAGTATAAGACGGCTAAAGAGGCCGCCATGCAATATGGCTGGGAGCCAGAGCCAGAGTATACGGAACAAGATGCACAAGAGTGGGCACTTGGATGGCTACAGGATCGCACACAAGTTATTGAGTTCGAAGGCGGCATCATTATTGCCGAGTTCTAAACCCATGAAAAAACACAAACCATCTCCGGCTCTTCTAGCCTTCCGCAAATCCAAGCAATTCCGCTTGTCGTCAATCCTAGTCAACGTGTTCGGCACGTTGTTCGTGCTAGGGTTTATCACGTTCATCTTATTCTGCTTCATCTCCGACTAATCACCAACACCAACACCAACACACACACAATGAAAACAGATGGAATAATCTACGTTCAAGTACCGCACCAGGCGAAGTCAAAAGCCTTCGCATTCAAATCGAAAGAGGAGTTTATCGAGTTCCTGCGTCAGCAGGCTCCGAACGGATTCAGTTTTACCACATACGAACGAGACGAGTTTGACGAGGTGAAGAGCGAGGAAAATACAGGCCATGAAATAGGAAGTGATTGGTGGAACAAGTGGGTCAAGCCGGGATCAGACCTGTTCGACCAAGGAGCAGATATTGTTGCAGAGGTGTGGACTAATGAAGTCAGTCAGGAGTACCTTGCCGACCCTCACCCCGACGAGGAGTTCTCCCGACTGTTCAGGTCAGTTGATGACTTCAATACTCATTACTACCTAGGGCACGACGAGGCGATTCGTATTCTAAAGATCGGGTCAAGTGCCTTAAACCATACCCACCAGCAGTACGAGTCTTTACAAGCCATGGAGAAAGCGGCGGACACTTTGGCGTGGTGGCATAATAGCCATTAAGAAAACAGAGAAGCAAAGGAAGAATAAAGAAAACACAAGGGGCAGGGAGAAATCCCTGCCCTTTTTTCGTGCCTATAAGCCCCGCCAGCGGGTTTTCTTCCCCTTCCCCTATGGTTTCCCCTCCAGAATCTCCAGGCTAATCCTTGCCAGTTTCCCGGCCTTTCTTTTCCGTAGGTTCCTTATCGCCTGATGGTAGCAAACAAAGAGCAAGGAAAGTGATGCCGAATAGGAGCATGATCCCGGCGAAATATAACGCCCAGACAATTAGTGATTTCATGGGACAAATCTCCTCTCCTTTTTCTTTTGTTTAATCGTTTTCTTTATCATCTTCCGCATGGGTTTCCATATTATTTTCACGGACATTAGTGCCGATATTAGTATCATAATCGTGAGAGCATGACCAAGGAAAATTATGTCAATATTTCCCATGCGATTGTATAGGACTTTTCATAGGACTTTTCATAGGTCTTTTCACCCAACGAGATTGGAATACTCTCTATAAAGCCTGCAATACTCAAGCCACTGATCTTCTGAAAGCGATCTGTCTTCTTTTATTCTTAATGTGTTGAATTGAGAAAGCAACTTTACTGCTGATGAAAGTTCTTGTTGCAATTTGTAGATGCGAGGATCTGTCCAATCTACACCGCAACCACATTCAATCTCTGCGTTTCCATCACATTCGCATCCTTTCCCTGCGTAATAGTCATCCGTATTTGTTGTCATTTCTTCTTCCTCCTGTCCTGCATGAATGAAGTGGGGCGTTCTGGCTCCCCATCGAATCCACGGCGTTTCCAGAAGCCATCAATAGCCTTCCTCACCACATAGGAGAGGTGAAGCTCATTAACATGGCTTCCAGATTCATCAATGCTGATCTTTAGTGGAACTCCGTTGCGGGTAGGTTCACTCATTTGGGAGAACTCCCGACCTCACCTTGTTAAGCACTTCCTCGCATTGGCAGAGGATACAGTCTTCCTTGTTCCGCTCGTTAGGAGTGCCATGTTCAAAGTCATCCTGCCTAGCGGCTACGATGATTAACAACGCATAAGCGTGTCCAATGATCTCAAACATTTCCGGGGAGGCGGCGAATAGCTTGGCTAGATTAATGCTCTCCTTAATGGCGATAGCGGCAGATATAGCGGCGACCTCTCGGCCTTCAGCGTCGAGGATCGTGTCCCCATCAGCCCGGAATGGGAACTGCATGGGAACAAGGGCTTTGTCTTTGTATTCTTCTGGGATAATTAACTCGCTCATTTTATTTTTGGTTTTGGTTTATTCTGTATCTACTACTGATTGTTTGGTGTTAAATGCGTCTGCCAAGTCTGGTTCCTGTTCCATGATCTTACGAGCATAAACTGCACGAAAATCGTTGGACAATTTGAACTCTTCCTCGCCCTCCGTGGAGAGATAGTAATTCCACCTCAACACTTCATAGAGCATCCCTATTCCTAGCTTGCGGTTGTGGTTTGATCCCTTGCGGCGAAACTCCCTAGCCAGCCTTACCAAGTTCTCATAGACATGAGGATTGGTAGCGTGGAACTTCTGGAAACGAGCGTAGATGCTCGTATCCTTTTCCTCTGGTAGAGGCGGGGTGAAGTCTAGTTCAGATTGCATTGCATACTCCCTTTGGAACTCCCTTGCGTGGCTCTCTTACTCGCTCGTCTGGGTAGAGGCGTTGCCTAGCTTGCTTTTCCGTGTAGCCAAGAAGCTCCAAGCCCTCCAGAACCTCATGATCCTCCAAGTCCATAGCTGGCTGGTTGATATACTGGTCTAGGTGATCCCAGCGTTCAGACACAACTCGTGGCCCAAACCAATCCCACCAGACCACCTTGGCAATCTGGGTGCGGATCTTCTTTGGCAATAGCTCAATGTGAGCAGCCCATTGCTCCGGGGATCTTTCTTTTAGTAATGTTTGCATAATACTTCGTTGATTGTGTCGGCAATCTTTTTGGTTTTGCCTAACGAGTTTAGGGTTTGGATTTGTTTGAGTGCGGCAATCAGTTCTTGAATTTGCAACACATACTCACGGCACTCCCATTTCAGGGATTCAGTGTCATTCTGCATTTTGTTTGGCGATCTCCTGTTTGGTGATGTCGATGGCAATGTTGTAGAAATACAAGTCAAAGTTGGCCCGGTCATCTCGGAAGAGACGAGCAAGTTGCTTGAGTTGTTGTTGTTTCACATGAATGCCGTAGCAGTGAAGGCCAAGGATGTATGCACCCACACAGCCAAGACCGCCCCAGATAAGAACAAACAGGCTCATTCTTCGTCCTCCTCATTCATTTTAACAATGTCACATTCCCCGGCATCCATTGCGTCTTGAATGGCTTGGCCTCGTGGAGACAAAGGATTCCGCTCATATGTTCCAGCCAAATCCTCGTACATTTGCCGCCTTGCCTCTTCTCTGGCTTCTCGCAGAAACTGAAGGTCGCTTTCTGAAATGCTCATTTGTTTTCCTTGATAGCTTTGTTCGCCACAACGAGGTCGTGGAGGATTTCCTTTGCACGAGGGACGCTGATGCGTATCTCGTCCAACCCATGACGCTGGGCTTGCTTGATGCTCACTTGAAAAAGTGGAGCCAGGTTCAGTAACGATGCGATGTGTTGTGTTTTCATTTTTGTTCAGCGGAGGTTGTGCCGCTGGAGATGAGTCTTTCAGAATTTCAGAACTATGCAATAACTATTTTTAAAAAAGAATCCCCCCTCCGACACAACTCGGAGAGGGGACTTTTACCAGCACAGACAATTTATTAGAACGGCAAATCTGAATCCCGATCCTTTGGAGCAAAGCCATTTGCCTTGCTTTGATTGTGCGAGTCAACGCCCTTCTTGAACGGCTCTTTGATGGAACCAGATAGGAACTCGCCGCCCTGCTTCCCGGCTTTGTTCCAAGCACTCATCTCCCACTCCTTGCCGTCAATGGTGATGGTTCCAGTCCAGTTGGGAGCCTTGGGGTTTGCGTTGTTTTTGGGGAAGAGGACGAACCTCTTTTCGTTATCGTATTGCATTAGAATAGATTTTTGTTGCTTCGTATTTCTTGAACGAAATCTCCAGCAGACCTGTGGTCTGGGAAGATTCCAATGATGGGCCAAGCTCCACTGCTTATGCCCTTTTTTGCGTCTTCAAGATTAGAGCGAAGAGTCGTTTCTAGCTCTTGAATGTGGAACTTGTTTTGTTGCGAGTTGTATTCAACAACCCACGCATCTTTTGTATTTATCATTTTTGCTTTGTTGTTTATCTCTCGTCAAACCGAAGGAACTCCGATCTAAACGAGAGGGGAATACTAGCTCTTGGACAGGCCCTTGCAAGTCTTATATTTAAATACCAATCGTCTGGATTTTTCTCTGATTGGTTGATTGTCAAGAATAAATCGCAGTCGTGTTCGATTGCCCTTGACTCTCTGGAAGCACCATCAGAGTTGAGTTGGGTAAGAGCCAAGATCACGATGTTCATCTCCTTCGCCAGCATCTTTAGCGTTCTGCTCACATCTGCCACTTGCCTTTCCCTGCTATCCTTGCGGTCAGTAGGTTCGATAAGCTGGATGTAGTCCACCACAACCATCTTGACTTGGTGGACGGCTACCATACGCCTCACAGCCGCCCGGAGTTGTAGGCAATTCATGCTACTCTCATCTCGGATGAATAGCTTCAGACCAGATAGTTGCCCCACTCCGATACCGATCTTTTTCATTAGGTCATTGTGTGGGTCTTTCTTGGACAGCAAGCTCACATCAGCACCGCTATATGAGGCTATAAGGCGGTCAACAAGTTCCCCGCTACTCATCTCTAGTGATACGATCCCAACAGGATTGCCGCCAATGTCGCTCGTTCTCATAGCCATGTTTAGGGCCATTGCCGTCTTTCCTCCCTTGGTTGGTGCGCCAATGACGATAAGCTGGCCCCCTCGGAATCCACCAGTAAGCTCATCAAGCTCACTAAAGCCAGTGGTAATGCCAAGTAGCTTGCCCTTATTGTCCACCATCTTTTGGTATTCATTGAGCCTATGCCCAGCGGCCTCCTTGATGGTAACGATTCTTGAAGCCGTTTCTGCATCAGCCGCCACAGCAACCAAAGCCTTCTGAACGATCTCGCTCAAATCCCCAGCATCAGCGGGGTTCTGGGCACTGGCTATGATCCTTTCAGCGGCAGAGATTGCCAGCCTAGCAGTGTGCTTCCGCTTTAAGATGCCAAGGTAGTTCTCCCAATTCCCCAATACTGCTGGAGCAATAAAGCACTCCGTTAGGAAAGCCGCCCCGCCAGATAGCTCTAGCGTTCCAGCTTCATTCATGGCATCAGTGAGCGTGACCAGATCGCAATTTTTTCCCTCCTTCCATAGATTGAGAGCCGCATCAAAGATACGACGATGGCATGGGTGATGGAATAGTTTGCCAATGTTGCCGTCAGCCACCTCGTTAAGAAGGCTTGATTGTTGGATTACGCAGGAGAGGAAAGCCTTTTCTGCGTCTTCGTCTTTAGGAAGGCTCACTTCTTTTTCTTCCTTTTTGGCTCTGGCTTGGCTCCTTGCATTGCCCAGTAAAGCTCAACTTGATGCTGGAATACATTCCACTCTTTGGAAAGATCCTCCTTCCACACCACTTCAAAGTCACCTTCCTCCTGCTTTCCGATACGGACAATTGCATGGTTGGTGATTTTCTTCCCATCGTTGTTAGCCTCCCACAATGCGGCATACCCAGCACATTGCCGCCAATAGCTCTCGCTGATCTTCTTGGAGGTCTTGAAGTCCAACAGAACATGGTCGCCGTCATCGTCCACGGCAATGAGGTCAATCGTCCCTCCATAGCGGAACTCCTCATTAACAAGCTGGATCTCCGTTGCTACCACCTTTAGGTTCTGAAGCTCCCACCAGTCTAGGAACTTGGTGTAGCACACAAGAGCCTTGGCTATATCGGCCTCATCATAATCGGACAGATCAGCCACTTGGTTGTTGAGCATACACTCAATCATAAAGTGGGCGAGTGTTCCAATATCAGCGGCCTTGTCCCTCTCCTTTCGGTAATCAAGACCTCGCTTGCCTAGATCCCAAGCCCAGTGGATGAGTGCCCCTGCGTCATCTCCGATCTTGCATATAGTGCTTCCCCCAGGCACTTGGGTTCCATCAGCTAGGTGGTATTTTTGGTGGGGTGCATTACGCACAAGTTTTACTTTTTCCATATGTGTGTTGTTTATTTGTTTACTGATTCTGAAAGAAGTCTAAATGCTGTTGCCGCCACAATTGGAACTTGTCCATTTCCAATGGCTTTAGAGCGGCCCACCCAATTGTCCATCCCATTAGCCATTCCATCCATTCTGGGTTGATTAACTTTCCAGAAAGATGTTGGTATTTTGGTAAAGAAGGAAGTTCTTCTAAATTCACCATAGCATTCTTTCTTATATAAAATTTCTTCTGTCTGGATACAGCGGCTCTTGGCGTTGGCAAAGATCCAGATGCGTTCTCTTCTGTGAGGTGCGCCGCACATTCCAGCGGATATAACTCCCCACCTTGCGTCATACCCCATCTCGGAAAGATCTCCAAGGACTCGGTTGAGTCCTCGAATAGCAAGCCTTGGTGAGTTCTCCACGAATGCGTATTGAGGTCGTACTTCGCCAATGATTCTGGCCATTTCTCTCCAGAGTCCGCTTCGCTCTCCTTGCAGTCCTGCACCTCTCCATGCACAGCTAATGTCTTGGCAAGGGAACCCTCCGCAAACGACATCGACTTTTCCCCTCCAAGGGGTTCCGTCAAAGGTGCAGACATCATCCCAGATTGGGAACTTTGGCAAGATGCCGTCTCGTTGCCGTTGGAGCAAGACTCGTCGGCAATAGGGTTCAATTTCCACAGCACAAACTGTGGTGTGTCCGAGGAGCATTCCTCCCAAGATCCCCCCTCCTGCTCCTGCAAATAAATGTAGCTCATTCATTTAATCCTCCATTGAATCTTCAACTTCTTCAACATCAACTTCCTCTCCGCAGTTTGGGCACTCGCAAGGACAAACCTCTGCTCCCGACCCCTGTTCTGCGTCTTCAAACCTTCCTGACATGAATCGGTCTGGAGTGGCTGGAGTAAAATCCACCTCAAACTCGTGTTCGCACTCCTCGTTTTTACAAGTATAGTCTGTTTTCATTTTTTTAGAACCTTGCAAACAATTGCCGTAGTGAATCCGTAGCTCAATGGGTAAAGAGACTGAACGATCCCGGCTTCCTCAAGTGCCTCAAGTATGCCTTCATTTTCGCTATAGTTCTTTATGATGACTTCATTTTCCAGAAGATCAGCGTCTGGATCATTTATAGTTGCTGTTGCGTATGGCATACCATCCTGCGTTAAGCGGATGGCTGTGTTGCCGTCTGCATACTTGGTGAATACGACCTCGCATTCGTTTCCGTTGTGTATGATTTTCATCTTGTGGGCTGGCTGGTTGTAGCCAGTGCCACTACCGATAGTCAGATTCTGCTTCGTTGTCCAACACAAATTCTTCCCAAGATGAATTATTTTGCCCCTCGTTTGCCGTGGCATTTCCAAACCCAACTTGGTTGATATAGACTTGACACATGATGGAGAATGCGTCAGCCGCATCTGGGGATTGCCCATTGGTGCGTCTCTTCATATCCATCTTTGATTCCACGACTATCCTCTCGCTCTTTAAGCTGTAGAGCCTCGTGCAGAACTGCTGGCAAGTCTCGTCATCCATGCCCCTTATGCGTCCAGATTGGACAAGCCTAGCAACATTCCCCCATAGCTGGCTCACCCTATTCCCATAAACCTTGTTGGCTGGTCTATCATCCTCAACGCTCACGGCATTGTCCGTAGCTGAACCAGCAAAGCTGATGCGGTGAAACCCTGTCTTCCATCGTTGAGCAATGATGTCTGCTATGCCAGCCCCTGCACCAGTGGAGTCTAGCCCAAACCCATCTGGCTCAACTCCGTGTTTGATCAGTTGCTCAATCGTCTTGTCAGCCACTTGGTAGAACAGTGGGTTGGAGATGGAATCCTCCAAGTGGATCTTGATCTTCTCCGTGGACAAGAGCGTTTGTTCTCCATCCATTGCAATTCCGATCTTGGCAATACGGAGCATACAATCATCACCACCACTCGTGAACGCAGGGTCAAGGCCAGCAATCGTCTTAATTCCCCCGCCCCGCCACACCACCTTCTCCATAGCCTTGCCGTCCTGTATCGTGGCGGCATCTAGAATCGTGTTTCTCACTCCAGATGGAGGCCAGAAGCCCCGGACATAGCTGTGCCATTCTAGCGAGTTCTCGCCATGATTCTTGCGTATGGTGTCAATGTTTTCTTGGGCGAACAGCTTGGGGAATATGGTTTTCCCTGCCTTGATGTTTGGGCTTTTGAGTCCATCGAAATGCAAGCAGATTCCAGTGCGAGTCTCCCAATGCTCGTCATTAACGGAGATTGTTGACCACCCCCCCTTGGGTTGGCAGAACTGACCATGAGCATCAAACTGGCTAGAGGCGTTGGCAATTGCTACAAACTTGTAGAGTTGCGTTCCCACTTGGAGGTTGGCCCTAGCACTGAAGATAGCTGGTTGAGTCTGTGCCGCTTCGTCCACAATGATCACCATGCGGTCAGTATGGACTCCCTGCAACTTACCCACTGCCTGTTCCACGCTTCCAGAATCTACTGCCAAAGCCACCACAGCATTACGATCATCCCCCTTCTTGAACTGAATCTTGGTTGCGGAATCCACAACATTCAAACCAAACAGAGGAACCACCGGGGTCATAAAGTTCATCACTTCAGCCCAGATACGGCCTCGCAGGGAGGGAACTGTTGTTGAAGTGAGGGCCAAGCGTGTAGCCATAGGCTTCGCTAAAAACTCCACGAGCGAGAGCATTGTGAAAGTGAAGGTCTTTCCAGCCGCCGCACATCCTGTAGTCCCGATCTCATCATAGTTTGTCCACGCCCATAAACACATCTCACTCCAATCGTTCCAGCCCTTATATGCCCAAGGCCACAACATTTGGATGATGTGTTTCATGTGCTGACCTCTGCTATGCCCACCATACTTCTCTGGGGTTGGGTTGCCAGCCATGATCAACTCAACTTCTAGCTGTGTTGCCTTACTGCCCAAGTGGACAGGATCAATTCCGTATGTCTGTAGTTTCATAAAATAAGAAACCCCTCCCTAGTCGCACTTGCGGTAGAGAGGGGCTTCCGTTTTTCCCACGCTGAATTAGTAGCTTCGCAGTTGTGACCTAATGGAGTCAAGTGCAGATTTTGGCTTTCCTCTGCTTTCTCCCTCCTCGTCAGATGAGCTTCCCTTTGTAATACGAGGCTGGACTGCGGCATCAGCCGCCGCCCTGCTCTTGTATTTGGCAAGCTCTGCCTTCAGCTTCTCGTTCTCTGCAACTGCCTCTTTTGCAATCACTGCAAGGAAGGGAGCAACCACCATTTCATTCTGACTGGCGTTGCCGTGGATGATTGCTCTTGCGGCCTCCACCCTAGCACTCACTGCCTTGTTGTGGTCATCGTCCCCTTCCACCTCACGGAAAAACTCACTCTTGTTGGCAAGGTGAGCCTTCATGCGGTCAAAGTTCTTGTTTATCGTTTCCGCTGTTTGGGCTTGTGACTGGACTTCTGCTTCTTGAATTTCAACGGCAGTATTGCGATAGTCTGATAAAGCTCCTTCCAGACTTCCCCGCTTATTGTCAGCATCGTTGACAAGCTGAAGGAACTGGGCCGAAGCCGCTCCACCGCCGAAGCTCTCGTCGATGAACTCAATTCTCTCTTTGCCTTTGAGAGAGAGGGCTTTCTCTGCGATGCTTGGATCGTCTGCGATTTCTTGGGCGAATGCCGCCGCTTGTTCAATGCTTGCTTTGTATGGTGCTTCATATTTTTCCTTGAATTTAGGGGAACGCTCAAATGCGGTGCGTTCCAGTTCCGCTTCCAGTTTCTCTAGCTTCTCCCGATAGGTCTGGACTTCCGTATCTTTGGATTTAAGTGTTTCCTCGTAGCTCTCCGCTTTTTTGCGAAGCTCGGCGATGTTGTCCTCCTTGGACTTCTTCTTCTTCTCGGCAACAGGCTCTGGGTCTTTGGACAGATCAATGTCAGAGATGTCGAAGCTGTTCTCTGGCTTTGTCTCCTCGGCCTTAACCTCCTTCTTGGATTCGGACTTCTCCGTGGAGCCTCCCTCCATCTGCTTTAGGAAGTCTTCGCTCTCCTGCGTGGAAACCTCGTCCATGCCTTCTGGAACAGGGATAGCAATGTCTGGAAGGTTCTCCAAGCTCTTGAGGTTGGTTCGCTCAATCTTGGGCTTGCTCTTTAGTTGGCGGGAGATTTGACTCTCCCAGCTTTCGTCCACCGGGGGTGGCGTGTTTCCGATGTTGGCTTCTGCGGGTGCAGTTGTATTTAGGGTGTGGTCTGACATAAATTATTCGCAAGTAATGATTGTTTCGATTTGGTAATTATTAAGAAAATAAGCCATACTTGATTTGCTGATGTTGTTTTGTTTATAAACACATGATTCAATTGGAATTGTTTTCCACATAACATCTTGAGGGGTAAATTGACTTGCTATTAGTGGAATTTCTTTTTCAATCTTTGTGTCTAGCACATCATCCCAACTCTTGGGAATACATCCTTGAATTGATTCTAAATTGTTTATCATGTTAAAACTCTCCAATATAGGAGGGCGGGATTTCATTCACTTCTTCTGGGACAACGGCAAGGTTGTGGAGGTCTGCAATAATCCCTGCTCTTCCAGCATCATAACCAAACAGCACATGGCTATTGGATGCCACTTGCAAGATAGCGTTAGTGTTTCCAAGGGCTTTAGCGGCTGTGAGTGAGTCCACTACAGACAAAGCCTTCTGGATGATAGGCATGGCAAGTGCCTCCTTTAACTGCGAGGCAAGACTTACATCCTGCCTCCACTGTTCGTATGTCATTTAATTAAGTCTTTTTTCTTTGGGAGTTTTTCATCACTGAAGATTATCCCATGTTCTTCAGCTTTAGTGATTTCATCAAGACCATCAATAAGAGAGTCCGTATTAACCACAACATTAAATCCATCTACAGATTCTGCGTGTTCCTTGCAAGCATTAATTGCTTCTTCCATTGTATCCCCCACGCCGATGCAATCCCCAATCTCAATCATTTTAACTCCATCTGTGGGGATGATATAGCCCTGCCCTTCAATGTTTGCGTAGTTACGCCACTTAATCCATTGTTCAGCCCCCGGCTGAACATTCACCGGGCACCAGCGTTCTGCGGCAAAGTCAGAAGTGATGATAGCTAACGCCCCATACTTATGCCTCCACTCTGGCTCAACCAAATCGCCATAAGCACCGCCCTCTACAATGTCGCAAACATTCTCAATCATCTCCCAATACAGGGCAGATGGAGGGGCAGGGCATCGTGTAGTAAGGTCAATCAGATAAGGGGTTCCATCTTCCGTAACCCTAACCTCTGTAGAAAACCACTGGCGATATTCAGCTTCAGCTAGGAATGGAGCCAACTTCTCATTAACCATTCTCACTGGCTCTGCCAGCTTGGAATAATCACGAATACAACCAAGGTATCCCTTGTCTTTAATCTCCACACCAGCGAGGCAAGTGGATGGGAACTTTCCATCAATGCAGAAGCCGTCATATCCAGCCTCTACAACGCTATCAATCTTATGCTCTACGACAAAAGGAAACACTTCACAAGCACCGCCAAGGTGATCCCAAAGCTCATTCATGCGAGGCTCTGCTGTCTTCCAGTTCTTGGAATGGAAGGTTTCCGCTAGTCCACGGAAGCCACTGATCTTCACATAGACCTCCTCATTTTCCTCAAGATAGGATCGGAGGTTGCTCATGCCAGTGACAAGCTCGCACTTGCCCACAGGAAGCCCCAAGGACTTCATGGTTTCCTTGGCCCTCCACCTCTGGACTTCCAGCTTCTCTCCTAGCCCAGCCCCCCAGACCTTGTAGCCTCTTGAGCGTAGCCATTCCTGTAACTGGTAGAATCCCACATCTGGGAACACAATGAAGTCAACTTCATCCACAAGCCTCCACATATCCTCAACCCGCTCCACGCCTTCAATGCCATCCCCAACCATAGCAGGGCCATGCTTTGGGAACGAGCGATCTGCGTATGGAACGAAGTAATATACCTCGTGCATCTCTCCCAGCCTCTTTGCGAAGCTGGTGAAAATTCCGTGATCAATTACTAGGCACTTTGATCTACTCATTGAATCCCATTTCCTTTGCTTGCTCGTCTCTTATTGTTTGAATTAGTAGCTTATGTGCTAGTGCCAGTTCAGAATCAATTCCGTGGAATGTTCTGTGATAAAGGTAGCGATCATAGATTAATGCTACGATCACTTCCGTTGCCTCTGCCTTCCCCGCATCGAAGGGGTTCGTTTCCATTGTATTTCAGTTTTGTTTTAGGTTTACCGACAATTCCAAGCCCGGAGGGACTTGTTGATCCTGCTATCGGGATCTCGCTTTGTTGCCTCACTGGTCAACTTGCTCTTCATCCCTTTCATTCTAGCACAGAATGATTTTTTCCTTGCGGCATCCTTTTCTGTTTTAGGGTGCGGTGCAGGGGCTTTAAGGTTGCCTCCATGAGCCTTGTTATAGGAGGCTCTGCCTTTGGCGTTCAATCCTCCCTTTGCGGACTTTCCTTCCTTTCTTTGCCATGCTTCGCTCATATTATTTCTTCTTTGCTGTTTTGGCAGACTCCTTAAATGCCTTGGCAGTAGGGCGACCCTTCTCGCCAGCCTTCTTCATGCGTTCACCAGAACCTTTTTTGATTCTCTCTCTCTTTGCGTGGATGTTTGCGTATAGTCCGTCTTTCATCTTTGTTTATGGTTGGATCGCTCCGTATTTTTGGGCCACCTTAACCCTTTCGATCATCAATTTTTGAGCAGTTTTTTTATCGCTCAACTGCATCATGTGTTGAGCTTTTGCTGATTTAATTTGCAAATCGTTTTGGGCTTTCATCCTATCAAGCTCAATCTTGTTCATGGCAACCATAGCCTTTGGATCTTGCTGTTGACCCTGTTGTTGCTGTGCCATTTGAGCCTGTTCCTGCTCATCAATTTGCTGTGCATACTTGTTAAGCTGGTCGGCAATCTTCATCAACTCGCTCAACTGCTCATTCATGGCATCATGCTGTTCCTGCCTCGTAGGATCTTCCTGTAAGAACTGGAGGTGAGATAGCATATGCGGAATAGCGGCCTGCATAGCACCGCTAACTTGGCGAGGGTCAACTTGTTGTTGTTGAACTGCTTGCACGAGACTGCCAGCAAACTGCATATAGACAGTAAGATGGGTATAGTGGTTTTGATCTGGATCAATAAGCACTTGTCCACCCTGCTGAAGAGCATTGTTTTCTAGAGAAGCAATAGAAAGATCGTTGCCGTCTGGCTTAACCTCTTCTGGGATACCGAAAGTCTCAACCCCAGTTTGTCCCGCAATTGCCGCTATATTGGCATTAATAACTCGTTTCCGATTGGACTCTGGGAGTTGAGGGAGGTATTGACCGATAAGCTCCATAGCTTGCATCCGAGCGGCAGAGCTTCCCTGCCCAATAGAACGAGTTGCCCTAACTGTGTCAATGTCAAGCATGGCGGCGGCAGGAACGCCCCTGTCCATACAAGCCTCTTGGAATCGTAGTGCTTCCCTGCCACCATGATCCTCTTCAATCAGATTTGGGTTGGCGGCCCTGCGATAAACCTCTGCATAATGAACATCTAGAGCCTGTAGGTAGATTTCTGCACGAGTGTTGGTGAGGCGGCTTTTCTCGCCAATCTCCATCTCGACTTCCTTGTTGCTCTTCTTGCGTCCTCCACCACTAACGGATGGCATGAAGCTCCCAATGTCATCACTCTCCTGCCCTTGGAAGAACTGGGCAGTCTGCATAGCGGCAGACAAGTTGCTAGACACATTCGCTTGAGTAAGGTTAAGACCGGGTGGAAGAATGCGATAAGGCCCAATCTGGACAGTCTTTAGCTTCTCCGCATCAGCGGCAGAGTTAGGCTGGAACATCACGCATGACCCAATGATTACTCCCTCCATGAGAGCATTGTTCACTCTGTTCATGGCCTCGGCGTATTTATAAACCTTCTGGCCCAATCCCCTAACTCCATGATAGAAGCCGTTGCCAACTCCGTTTAGGAAGACAGTGAAGGCATTGCTGAACTTGTCATAACGCCCAATTTTTTGGCAAAGGAACTCCGTTGAGTTAAGACGATCAAAGATGTAGTGAGAGATGCGACCATCGTACTCTTTCACATAAAAATGAGCTACTTTGATAATCTTGCTCTTGGCATAAGAATAATAGAGGGCATTGTTCTTTAGCTCCCTCTGATACCACTCCCAAGGACGGCGTTGATCCTGTTCGTCCACACGAGCTTGCATGATGGCCTCTTGGCACTGCTCAACATCCCATCCTCCCCTTTGGGCGGCTTCCTCATCCTCAATGTAAGAGTAGAGTTGTTCGCAATAAAGCTCGTCTAGGATATAGCAGAACTCCCAGTTATCCCAATCCACCTTGGAGCCTTTGGGCACAACAAGAGCATAAGGCTCAATGGCTTTAGCCCTCCAGTCGGTTCCGTCTGGAAAATACATACAAGCCTGTCCATGAATGACAAGCTCCTTATGGCAAACTTGATGCTGGGCCAGGAAGTTGGGATTAGAAGATGACAGGAGCCTGTGGAACTCTTCTGTGATGATCCTGCTCCATTCCTCACGCTTCCCCATGTCTTTACCATACTTTGTCTTAACTGTGGCATAGCTCCCTACAGAGGTTAGGATGTCAAAATAAGGGATCACTGCGGCTTCCACCTTGGCCTCCGCATGACCCCAATTTACATTAATCCGATCAGCTTGTCCCATCTCACGAAGCTGTTGCTCGTTGTATGGGGGGTTTCCATCAATAATCCCTTGGATCTGGGAACGGCGATAAGAGGCAATCTGATCATCATTGATCAGTTCATAAAGCATTGACCTAGCCGATCCAGCGTCCTCAACCCTTGTGCGGGGAGGTTTTTCGCCCACCTTGGGATCTTTTAGGCCATATTGAATCATATTTTAAGTGATGCCGATGCTTGGTTTAGGTCGTCGTTTTTTAACCAGCACCAGTCTGGTCGAGCCTCCGTTGTCTCTGGTTTCTCACCAGAAAGCAACACTTTTTTGTCAACATGGACAATTGCTTCATTTCTACAACCGCATAGCCCACAAGTCAATAGGCTACTATCTAAAGGAGTTGAGCGACCTCCCTTAACCTTTGCTACCAAGGATGTTATCTGTTGCATAGCACCACATCCTGCACAGAAGTTAGTTGTCATGTTATTATAACATCTAGCACAGATTTCAGCCCTTCTGTTAGCCTCCTCCTGTGGAACAAAGACATCCTTCCCCTTCATCTTGTCTATAGCCATAGTAGCTAAAGAGGTGATGCCCTTAATAATGCCCTCGGCTGACACAATTGATTTAGCCCCTGCTGGCTCCTTGCCATCCTCGTATTTGCACCAACCAGCGGGAAGCTGGCGGCATAACTGATCCTCTACGGATTCCTTCCAATCTGGAGGGAGTGGAATATTGTTGTCCTCGTAATGCGACTTAACCCTGCCAAGCAATCCGCTCATGGTATGCTCACGATCAATCTTAAACCCAGTCTCTGGGCAAGTGTATCGGAAGAACCCCGGCGGGACTTCGCTAATCTTTATGAGTTTCTGTCTCATCGTTAAGTCTTCCGTATAACGCTTCTGCTTGTCTAAATCCAGAGAGATATGCCGCCGCTAGGTATTCCCTATGGCCTTCTGCACTTCCATGATTCTTTGAGTATGTGCGAACACCAATAGTGTTCATCCACTCGTCAAAGTAATCTGCGGCGTTTTTATTTGTAAATGGCATCCTCTTCCTCCTCTTCGTCGTCAAGCACTGGCTTTGATTGGTTTAGCACCGGGTGCGACAGAATAAATAAGATTGCGATAAATATCTCCCACGATAGTTCCAAGCTCATTAACAGCCTCTTCTTTAAGGTCTGGAAATCTGGCATGGAGGGCTTCGTGCGATACAACATCGACGAGATCGCATCCACCTTTGCGTGATATAACAATCCTTCGGTTCTCATAATCGCACAATCCAAGGGCATCCTTGCAGTTGCCCCATCCGTATTCCCACCTTCGCTCGTTGATTTTAACATATCCTATTCTTTTAAAGTTCATAAGCGTGTCTGTATCAAGCAGTAAACAAATACTGCACATAAGATTGCACAAAGTGCAAGTTGTTGTTCAGCCGTCATTTTGGCAAGATCATTCCCTTCCTCAACACATTCACTCCACGGAGATTTCCATTATCGCCAAATGAAGGCTCAAGTTTATATTCAATCCCGCCAGCTTTTAGATCATTGATCACATTCTGGAGGAATGATTTTTCCCTTGGGCTATTCTCGTTGTATGGGCCAGCCAGAATAGAAAAGTTTGGTTCGATGTAATATTCGTTACTCAATGTCATTTTTTTATTAGTTTATAGTGTTGGGTTGGATATAGCCCCCGGCTAGGTGTGATTATCTTGTATTTTCTAACCTCCATCAATCCAGCTTTTATTAGTTTCGCTATCGTTCTGGTTGTTTCAGTAGTTCCCTTTTGCCATTTATCCTCCCATTGGGATCTTGAGAAAAATCCAGCATCTGGCTTTTCAGCAACGGCTTTGTGATAAAGAGATATTACATCTGCATATTCATTTATATATTCATTTTTACTCATAGCGGCAACCTCCATTCTTTGTTAAATTCGCTTCGTGTGCATAGCCAGACAGCACTATCTGTATCGCCAATCTCACCATAAACGATTCCCTGCCTCCATCCTAGCGTGGCCCTGCGACACTTTGCGTATTCCATGCTTCCTTGGCGTGTTAATGTCCCGGCACAATATCCTGTGCTTTCCTTGATAGTTCTTCCTTCTGCCATCTGGCTACGATGCGTGTGCCCGAATATAACCTTACCTCCATACATCTCTGCCATATCACGAGCCGAGTTTTCGTTGTAGATGGTTCCATGTGTGAAGGTCACATCACCGATAACCAACCTCTGATATACTCCATTGTACGGAATCCTGCGGCAACCAATGTCGAGGAAAGCCCGGTCAATGTAGTCCGTAGCCTTGTGAGCGGCGTAGGAGACAATGGCGTTACGATGATTGAGCATTCTGGGTATTCGATCTTCATGGTTTCCGTCCAACACATGAGTTGGTCGATACTTTCGCAAGAACGAGATCCCGCCATCAATGTCTGGAGCGACAGGTTCAGACTCGTCGGAGCTTCCAGCCGCACCACTACGCCATGCGGTTGTATCGCACCAATCGCCCAGATGAACAACAATCGTTGGCTTCCATCTGTCTCGCATTTTAAGGACAGCTTCAATGGCAGTATGGTCAGCATACTTTCCGTGAGAACAGGCAATGGCAATGAACCTCTCATATTTCTTTGCAACATGAGGGGCGGCTTTCGCCGCCCCTTTTGCTTTCGATTTAGGATTCATTAGAAGGAGTGAGTGTGACTAGCTCCCACTTGCTGGGATCTTTCTTCCCCGGACTCACGCCAGCGTCAACAATCGTCCCATCAGAACCGAATGTCGTTGCCGCACTGAACAGCTTCTCATCAAAGGTCATGGCCTCAATGGTCTTGCCTTTGTCGCTGAACTCAACGGAATATAGCGTCCACTTCTTGGCAGATCCTTCCTTGGATTGAGCCGCCACCTTCGCATTAGTCGGGAGAACTCCCCGCCAAGTTGTTGTGACTGATCCTACTGGACGAGGAGCCGCATCCTTTTTGTCCATCACCTTCGCTATGGCAGGACGAGCTTCCTCCTTTTTGGCAAGCCCAGTTGAGACATTACCATCATCGTCATCCTCTGATGCTATGCCCAAAACAGAGGCCAAGCTATATCTCCTGGCATAAGTTATTGCTGACCCAACTCCCTGTGGTGACTGATCCTTTAATGGGAGGAGCAGTGTTGTGGTGGTGCTATGACCTCCCTTGTGGATAATCGTAGTCTCAACCCCGGCTGTTCCTTCCATAAACAAAGGCTGTTGCGTAACCGCAAGGCCATGCTTGGCAAGGATGGGGCGTGTGGCCTCAATGATTGCGTCTAGTGGTGCGTATTTGGATTTGAAATACGGATTGGATGCTGTCTTGGGAACATTGGATAGTTCCCCGATTGCGGCTACTAGAGCCTCTGAATACTGCGTTTGTGCGTTTGTTTCCATTGTGTTTTTATTCCTCTTCCTCAATCTCCGCTTCTTCGTCGATTGATTCCAAGATTTCATCTAGCTCTGAACGGATAAATGCCAGCAATGCCTTGAGGCGTTCGTTCTCGTCTTTAAGCTGTTGATTGGTCTGTGCCATAGGTCGTGTGTAGTTGGATGATGATGTGATAGCAAGAACTATTTTTGAAAAAGATTCTGCATCACTCCAGCCAAATAAACACTGGCCCTGCTTGACGGATACTCCGTGAGAGCAAAGTTGATTGCGGCTGTGAGGGATTCGTTCCTCTGCTTGATTTGTTGAATGACTGGCGAAAGCTCGTTCATGTTGCGGTCAATCGCTTTCAGCTTCTCCTCAAGGTGAGAGATGATCGTGATGAGCTTGGAGTTCTCGTTGAGCAGGGATTCAATGGTGGTGTCGTTTGGTGTTGTCATTTGATTTTTTCCATTAGTATATCAATGGCTCGGTTGATTTTTTCTTGAAGTGTAACAGCCTTATCTGCGTAGTATTTGTTGCCATCTAAACAAGCATTTTTCTCTGTCCTTAATGCGGCAACTTTGGCCTGTGATGCGGCAAGTTCTCGCTCAAGTTGTTTAGAAAAATCAACGAGATCGGCTTCGCATAGCATTGAATAGAATACCGCATCAGTTCGTGGCGTGTCGGTTGTCATGCAGTCCTTCTATGTGTATAGGTTTTGGATTGCAACAACAAAATAAAATTATTATTTGCTTGACGAGAAAAGTCGAGTCAGTAAAATCCCCTGCGGAGCAGGACTCAAGAGAGTCCACAAACCTTGCGTAGATCAGCAGTTCTAGCCAACCATCCTTTTAAATACTTCCTGCTTGATGGTCTTGCTTCTGCTAGATTTTTATAAAAATCATCTTGAGCATCTAAAAACTTTCTTGGATTGGCTCCCGCTTGACGAACCAAC